CTGTTAAGGTCCAGAGCCTTTGCTGAGCCGTCGTTCGATGATGTGAGGTCCACTCCGGCAACGGTTTTATGCCTGTAGAACCATTCGTACCATTCGTGCTTGCTGGAGGATACCTGGTCATCCACCATGTCAAAAGTGAATTCCACGGTCTCGCCGACGTTTATCTGGTCTGTGTCCTCTTCATAGTGGGAATGGTTTCCTCTATCGAGTATCTGGCGGAGCGGGGCGTTTAGGACTACCTCGGGGAGGTTCGGGACGCTTCCGTAGTATTTCATCTCGAGTGTGTTGGGGGTTGGGACAGTTTTGTCTTTGACAGTGACCGTTACCTCACCCTTCAACGTGTAACTCTTCATTGCGTTTCACCTCTTATTATTCTAAAATTCTGTAATACGCTGTAATGGCCTCGATTTTTCTACCGCCGTCTGGAGACGGAAGACTTCGAGACTCTATTCTTGTAAGTTCTATTGTTCCAATTTCTGTTGTGGGATTATCGCCCACAATGTCATAGATAGAGATTTTGCGATTTTCACTGTCAAACTTGGATAAGATAGTTGCGGCTGTGATTTCCGGAGAATCGGCTATTACGAGAACCTGAAAGAAGGAAGAAAAAGACGGTTTTACTTCGTGCTCGCTTCCACCCAAGTTGGTAAGGACCTCTATAACTTCTCCATCAGGGTAGTTCTGGCGAGAATCGTCTAAATAGATGTTCTTCGTGCTAAGTAAAGATGTGAAAAACTTTCGGAGAGAGTATCTGAAGTTCTTGTACAGTGTTCCGTCCATCTTCTCACTTCCTCATTTGGAGCTCAATCCACTCGATTGTTAACTCCTTGATTCTCATCTTGGCCTTTTCTCTCCAGGAGTCTATTACTCTTCGAATGAAGCCGGCACTGGAATCTTGCTTCTTCTGATATGTGTATCGGATAGCACCGTCTTCCTCTACCAGAATCCCGACCGCAAAAAGATATCTTAGAGACTTCTTTCTCTTCTCGGGGTCCTCGCTCAAGGAATGACCTTTTACTCCGTACTCTACCCAGAGGATATATTCCGTGTTGTTGGAAATTTCCCAAAGAAGCGGTCCCGCTTGAGCTAGATTCCAGTTTGAACGAAGGTTCCCTCCAAGGTATCCAGGAGAGCTCTGACCTACTGGAGAAGCTAATACGAGGTCATTAAGAATCTCCCTGGCGATTCTCTCCATTATGAAAGCAGCGCACTCTTGAGGGTACTTCTCGAGCCTTCTGAAGAACATATTCAGCTCATCGAGATTGTGCCTGATTTCGCCGTCCTGTCTCATTTCTCAGATATCCCCAGCACCACATAGCCTCTCTTGTTCTCCAAAAGGTCTATCTTGTAAGTGGTTTCCCCAATTTCAATCAAGTCGTCAGCGTTTACATCTTGGCCCACAAGAATTACCTTTTTGGAATCAACGGAAAGCCTACCAGCGCTCTGTTCGATCTGGCGAATGCTCCAGGAACCCACATATCCAGTTGTCGTTGTCGTCGAATATTTAGGGGTCCTCATTCCGGTGCTCGAGTAGGTATAACTGCTTTCTCGAAGGATTTTGACCGTCTCTTGCGGGAGATTCTTTGCAAACTCGGCATTCATAGACTCAAAGTGTTCAAACATACGAAGCCCTTCTATATCGTTTTAACATCTTCTCGATGGTGGCTCCGTATTTGTCCGAAAACGTCACCGAAGCGCCTTCGAGAGACTGAGAAACTATTCCCGATGTTAGCTGCAGCTGATGTTCAACCATATCCGCAGCCGTTAGCCTCAAAGCGCTCGGGGGTTCCTCGGAGTCTGGGATTCTGCAGTATCCTCTTATTTCGAGTTCGACAGCTTCTATAAGTGCCGAGATTCTAGTATCCTGGGTTGAGTCGGAGATTCCTTTCAGAGCCTTGTATTGCTGTAACGTAATTAGCGCCATAAAACCACCGCCAAAACAGAAGGGGCCATTTAGGCCCCTTCATCAATATTCAAATTTGAACAGATATACATCCACGGTAGGTACGCCATTTGTGGCGGACGCGTTCCAGGTGACTTTCACCTCAATGTATCCGCCGTACTTCAAAAACCTGAAAGTCTCCAGTGGACCAACAAGCAAACTTGAAGTATCCGTACCGGTAAGGGTTTCGGAAAGTGACCCTTTCGGAGCTCCACCAAAATCACCAGCGAGAATCTCAATAGTCACGCTAGTAGCGTAGGCAGTAGGTGAAGCGTCGGATAACTCGGGGTCGATTCCAAACATAATACCGATACACGAAGAATCGTATGCGAACTTAAATGTATTGGCGTATGTGTCGGTAGAGACCTTCGTTAGGTCTGTGGCCACCAACGACAGGGTAGTCATGTCGCTTGCATCGAACTCCACAAAGTCGATGGCTGGAACCTCAACCGGAGTTGCGTCAATGGTTATGGAGGTTGCAAAGGCAAACCCTCCAAAGAGGAGGGTTGCCAACAGCACTATTGAAGTAAATTTCCGCATTCATATCACCTCATTAGGTTCCTGGAGTAGCGAGCACTCTCACGAGAGCGCCGGGCTGAACTACCTTGCGGCCATAAACGAAAAGGCCCTTGATAGCGTCGGAGAAGTTGTTTTCGGGGCGATAGGCTTCTATCTTCGAAATCTGGCCGGCGTAGGAGATAGCGGCTCTAGTTCCAGCCATGATGTAGGTGTTGACCCCGGAGGTCTTCAGATGGTTGGACATAAGAACCGATATTCCGTTGATAACCACCAGCTGGCCGGTCTGAAGATAGTTCTGCCAGGACTGTTTGAACCACTCGCTCTTGAAGAGCATACCGATATACCACGGCGGAAGAACTATCCAGCGCCCATCATCTGGAACGTTTTCCTCGTTCATCTTCGTCCCGACATCGACGATAAGGTCGTAAGCGTCCTGCTCGCCGGCGCCATTACCTACGGTGTAGGCCGCCGCGCCATTCAGCATCTTTATGCCTGCATCGGCGTGAAGACTCGCAATGTCCTGGTCAATATACTTTGAGAGAGCGTAGGAAGCTCTCTTCATAGCCTCGTCCATTATCTTGACGTTCGCTTGGGCCGCATCGATGTCCTTCACCTGGAAGTTGAAGTATCTCCCTTTGTCGATGTTGAGAGTCTGGGAGGCATCTCCGAGCTCTTCTGGAGCGTCGATATCGGCACCGGTGTATTCCTTGACGGTTACATCGCCGATCTGACCGATTTTTACGGCGTTTCCCATTTCCTTTATTTCGCCCTCGTAGTCGGTATTGACCAGCTGTTTAAATACCAGCCTGGCATCAAGATGCGCCAAAAGTCTGGCCGACCAAAGGGTTGGAATAAAACTGGTGTAAGCCATTTCTTATCTCTCCTCTTACTTCAAATTTTTAAATCTGTCAGGGTTCGTTTTCCATATCTCGTTGATCTGTTCCGGGGTCATTTTAGCCACCTGCTCCCTAGTGAGTGGACCGTCCTTGGGGAGCGGATCCGATGGGTGGGGTTTGAGCCCGGTTTCTTTCAGTTTCTCTTCTACCTTGCTCTGAGCCGCTTTCGTCCAGGCCTCGGAGAAAGTGTTGAGGTTGTTCAGGGTGGTCGGTTCATCTGGACCGACGAGGTAATCCACGAAGTCGGTAGGAAGGCCTTTTTTCGACGCTTCCTGGAGGACTTTCGCTCTGAGAGATTCCCTCATCTTTCCTGTTTCAAGTTCCTGGACCTTTTTTGTCAGTTCCGCCAGTTTCTTTGCCTCTGGCGTCTCCGGGGGGTTCTTTTTGGCTATCTCTTCTTCTACTATCTTCGAAAGGTTCTTCTCCTTCCAGCTCTCGAGACTCTTTGAGAAGAAAGCGTCCCGATAGCTTTTTAGTGCATCGTGCTTCTCTACCAGCTCGCCCGCGTTGTCCTTTGTAATGTTAGCCAACGGGTTGAATTGTTTGGCTAGTTCCTGTACCTCTGGAGCGTCTTTAGATTTCAGGATTAGTTCAATTGCCTCTTGAATGGTCATAATTTATCCTCCTCACCCTCCCGGTGCCATTTGCCCCGAGAGTGCTGGCATTATGGGTAGAAAAAGCCCCCTATATAACGGGTATAGGGGGGGACTTACTCATCTCGCTAAAAAAACTAGGGGGGTCAATCGTCGTCTATCAGGCCGAGTTCTTTCAAGTAGTCATAGTGTGCATTGATGACAGGTCCGATATCCTCTTCCGGAAGTCCCAGCTTCTCAGATATCCATTCAAGTTCTTTCACTTCATCTATCACAAACCCCTCGTCTCTATCAGACAGAATCTCATAGTCCCCGAGGAGGTCTTTGAATTCATCTCCGTTCGCATATGCCACCAGTGAGGTAAAATCGGTTTCCACGATTGTTGGGTCATCTATATTCCTGGAAAGTCTCCCGAGAATCGCGATATCCTCATCGGCACAAATCACCTGGTATTTGTCGGTTTCAATTCGAACAACGTCTTCTTTCTCAAATATCATGCTATCCCTCCTAAGCTGCTTTCTTCCATTCTTCGTAAGTCACATAGTTTATGATTCCCTGGCCTCTGGCCATTCTCTCTTTCGGGATTTGGCCGTTGTAAATGAGGATTGTTCCACACCTGCAGTTGATATCTTCTGAAGCGACGCCGAAAGCTCCGGGCTTCAAAGCCTTCAATCCGGTACCCGGAATCACAAAATAATCATTGACTCCCACAATTTGCCCATCTAATAGGCGGTGGCTGTGCCTGGTGGATTCATCCAGCGTGGCCACCCACATCTTTTCTACCTTCAGTCCTCGAGAATCTACCCTCTCATACCCGGCCTGTCTGGCGTCTTCCTTGACCCGATGAGATTCCGTCCAGATGATTCGTCTGGCTTTTGCCGCGTCGTGCTCGAGGGTGTTTTGAAGGCGCTTAGCAGTCTTCGTATATGGTTCCCCGGTTACTATTCCCTGGACCAGCTGGCGCCGTATTTCCCAGAGTATCTCCTGACGGTTCTTTCGGAGTGTTTCCGAGAGAGTCAGGCCGGCAATGGGATTCTGGATAGCCTTCTCTATTGCCTCTTTGCTCAGTTTCGCCCACCTTAACCCTATCCCGGAGAATTGTTCCGCTACCCAGCCGGTGTGATTGTATGTCTCGGAATAGAGTTCGAACAGACTTTTTTGGAAAGAGTTTTCGTTCGACCTGGAGAGCTTTAAAATCTCGTTTTCAATCTCTGCAGATAGTTTTTCAAGTCTGTTGTACTGTTGGGCGGCAGCCGGCGATAGTTTTCCATCTGGCCCGGCATACTTTTCGTAGAAGTCGGCTATCTTGGCCTTGACGTCTTTCAGAGAGGCTTTGTAGGCGGTTATGATTTCTCTTTCTTCTCTTTTTGTGAACCGATTATACCAGTCCTCAAAATCGTCAAACGCTCCCTTTATCGTCATCATATTCCTCTCCGCCTTCCACTATTCTCTTTGTTTCAAGGCCTTTTGGGCTCTTTGAGCCATCATAATAAACGCCGCCTGGTTCTCGGATATTGGGGTCTTCTTGTATTCTTCGAAGAGTTTTACTATATCTTCCAGCGCTTTTCTTAACCTTTGGTTTTCCCGTTCGCATTTAGAAAGAGGCATATCATTCAACCTCTTCCTCTTTTTCTTCGTTCTCGTCATCCAGAGAGACCTTATACGTCTCTCTCTCTTTATCGAGCTCTTCTTTCGTCTTTTTAGCGTCTTTTATGAACGACACCAAGCTATATGCCAACTCTGTTGGGACATTCCCCAAGAGTTTTATGAGGAGGTCAGCTTCTTCATTGAGAGAGTTCGGAATATTCCTGGTGAACTGGAAAGTGAGGGCATTCAGATCTATCGGAGTATTGACTACACCCCAGTAATTGTTTAGTAGCTGGAACTGCTTCATCAGAGCCGCGGTAAACTTTCTCTCGGCGATAATCGCCTTATTCTCGAGAGTGAGTAGCTTCCACTTTCGGGACTCTCCCGAAATGTCAGAGGCAAACTCCTGGTCCCCAAAATTCACCGATTTCGCGAACCTCAAAATATTCGCCTCGGTCCTGTCCAGGAACTTCTCGAGCATATCTGTCACAACATTTTTCGTCAGGAACTCAGCCCTTCCATCATCCGGTATAGCGAGCGCTCCGGTTTGTCTCAGCTTATCCAGTTCGGTATCGGTAAGCTCTACCCCATAGAGAAGGAGATAGGCAAATCTAAACTGTTCTATCTCCGAACTGGCATCAGACACCGCCCGGTCGTAAGCATCTATGAGCTGAAGCACCTTTTCCCCGTCCGCCAGGAGCTCTTCATTGTTCTTGAACTGGATAAGAGGGATTCCCCCAAACACATGGGTATCCGGGTTTCGAAGGGTTCCATCGTTGTTTTTCCCGACAAACTCAACATCCAGAACGTAATTACCTGTGCTGTCCTGGATATAGTACGTTACAGCATTGCCTTCGTACCACTCTACGCGAGTCCTCTCTTGAATCGCGTCTCCCTCGATAACTTGAATGGGGTAATACCTAAGTGCCAGCTGAACTTCATCCAGGCTCATGTCCTGGATCCATATACATTCCCAGGGAGGTACTCTCATAGCCCTCGGTTTTCCGGCAACGTCGACATATAGAAGACGTCCGCACTGACCACATATGGACATCATTTTCATCGTCTCGGCATCCAGGTCGTCGATTCTGTTGGATTTGTTGAACTCCTTGACCGGATCCACGCCGGTTTCAATCCCGGTTTCATAGTCTATGGGATTTCCCAGGACGTAACCGGTCTTGGTATCGATGATTTCGCCAAAAAAATCGTTGTTGATTTTCGCGTTAATCTTCGTGTCGGTAGGAAGCGTTCGGGTAAATATCGGCACCCCGGTAGTCTCGCCGCGATAACGGAGATAAAGGTTTATCATCCTGTCGTGTTGCTCCCTGTGGTCATTTATTAGGTCCGATATTATCCGGCTGGTATTTTCGCTCGCAGCTCTGGCTAATGTGAGATACGTTCTATAATCCATCTCCAACCCTCGCTTAATAAATCGACTTGACCGCTTTAGCCTTATGCATTGAATAGAACTTTCTCATTTGCCAGGCTATGGCGGTCGCAGCTACTCGGTCTTTTCCGTTAATACTTACGTTCCCCTTCTCGTCGGTAACTACTTCTCTCAGCTCTCTTAGGGTTTCTATATCACGAATATGAATCTCGTCGTTTCGTATGGCCGTGTCAAGCTCATCTAACATCAAAAACTTTGAGCCGGCATTAGTAAGCCAGCCCAATCTCGAAGCCTTCTTGGAGGTCCCCGGGATTATTGCCCTATCAGTCGGATCGGTCTTCTCCATGAAGATGTTTCGGTACTTCCGATACCGGAAGATGGTGGCCAGGGTAGAATGACCATGATTATTTCTCTCGACTGCCACGAAGGCGTTGTTGTACTTCTCTGCAAGGTCAACTATCTTGTCGCCGAAAACATCCGGTTCCCAATGTCCGTGTAGATAGGCCACTTCTTCCCACGAAGAGACCTTGAATACTTTTGCGTGGGAGAAATCTCCTTCCTCTAGGCCTTCGGCTACGTCACATCCAATGACATAGGTTTCTTTCTTCCGGGGTTCTTCGAAGACGGCCAGGCCGTGAATCTCTCTCGAGGGAGAAGCCGTTAGCAACAGCTCTTCTATCTTCACGATATCGAAGTACGGATTACCTGAAGACAAGAAGGCCTCTTCCGGGTTACAGGGATACTCCTGAGGAAGTTTATCCTTTAGGTCCTTTCGTTTTTCGTTGTACCAGTTCAACTGTTCCCAGGAGAGGCCTTTGGTCAAAAGAAGTTTCAGCTTCCTATGAAAATCGGTCCCGGGGTTCAGGACCGATTCTTTGAATGTTTTCTCTTCTTCTTTCGAAACAAAAGGCGTTCTATACTCTGAAGTTCTCCACCACTCGTAGAATTTCGGCTTCCAGTTATTTTCAGATTTCATAGCATCATCCCAGAGTTTTTTGAATTCGTTATAGCCGTTTGCGGTGGTTTCTAGAATCTGTATGCAGTCTCCGGTAAACGCACCCTGGAGAGCCGTCATTGTATCTTCATAGTCGGGCCAGAACCCAACCTCGGAGCCATGGAAGAAGTTGATGGTCTTTGAACGACCCGCACCCTCGGATCCAGCGGTTGTGCATCTCCATCTGCTATTGAGAATATCGAAGTGCAACTCCTTCCTGTTGTTAAATTTTTCGGAAGGCTTAAGCGGATCCGGGAGAAGGGAATACGGAAACCTCGCTTTATCTTCGAATATGGTAGCCGTATTGTCTGCAGAATCGGCTACCGTCATCCCGGAGAAGTTCCGTTGGGTGATTGTGGCTGCCAGCTGGTACGCCGTGATAAAGCTCGTAAAACCTTGCTGACGGCCCTTTAGTACTATCAACTTGATTCCCCTTCGATTTCCTGCTTTATGCTCTTCTATGGCGTTCCTAAGGTCATTTAAGAAGGATTTCTGAACATCGTTGAGAAAGAAAGGAACTGTTCGCTTTTCTTTGTTTACGATGTAAAACGCCATCTCGATAAGATACTCCGGGTTCTCCTGGATTTCATCGACGAGATGGCGGTTTTCGGGGAGAAGGAGGTTATGTGCTATGGCGTTCGTGAATTCCTGGTCCTTGGGGAGGTTTCCATCCCACTTCCTCTTTCTAGCCTCTATGATATCGACACAGTGAATCATTTCAATATTTCCTCTAGCTTCTGGATTTTCAAGGTTCCAGAATGTTCAATATTCTGGGTGTCCTTCCATCCGAAGTTGTTTTTCAGGTTGAAGATGATGATTGCCGGGTTCAAATAACCCAGGGCGGTTCCCTCAAGGTTGTTCTGTTCGATTCTCTCGAGAGCTCTTTTTATTGTGTCACTAAAGCGCTCATCATCTTTGTATCTCATCAGGGTTTGCCGGGTTATATCCAGCCACACACAATAACCCTGGACCGTATAAAGCGTAAACTTACCGTCCTTCGTTTTCGCGCCGCCCTTCTCAAAGTACTCGTTGGTTTTCCTCGTAAAGGTGGCCGCGGTCTTATATTTGGGTGGCCTCCCGTTAGTTTTGGCCTTTTTCTTGGCCATAATTACCACTCCTAAAAAATCTTCAATACATCTACCCAGACCAAAAGGTCCTCGAGGTCGTATTTAAACAGCTTGAATCTCTCTGGGTGTCCCCCCGCATACTTCAACACCTCTTGCTTCTTCGCTAAAAACCCGAGACTATTCTTAACCTTTCCAAGCCCTCGCACAGAATCTCCAAGTGGTCCATGCCAACAAGCGATTTCAAGTGCCATGTCGTAAACATCAGAAGGCCTGGCGATAAAGAAAACATCTGGATCCACCATCGCGTGGATCCACCTGTCGGCCTCGGTGGTCTGGATACCGTTGAGATAGTAGTTCCCTGTCTTTATATCGTGAGCGTGGGTCTGAATGGCTATATTTGGAGTACGACCCGACATAACATCGAATTTCGTCTCGAAGGAAACAATGGTATCAATTCCGTGGACGGAATACTTTCCCTGGAGGTCCCACTTTTTCAGGTCCTCAATATTCTTCTCTTCGTTGCGCTTTATGTCAGTCAGATTGAAAGGTGGATTTGAAAGAAAAGCCATCAGATAATACTCAAACCCGACGCCCAGGAATATATCTCTCTCCTGGAATTTAATACTCACACTATCCCTCCATAAAGTAAGCCCCTCTCCTGGCGTAAGAGGGGCTCGAGTCGGACTTTCAAAAGGAGGTGATGAAAAAGGTACTAAGCGGGTCCGGTAGCGATACCTTATGAAAAAAGGGACATTTCTGTCCCTTCTGTATAACTTTCGCAATCATAGTAATTTTACCCCAAAAGTGGCGTCAAAATCAAGCATCGCCGAACCCCAGTCTCTCGATTGAGCACGCGACGTATTCCATGAGATTTTGAGGGTTCCCACCAAGTTTTTCCCATGCGCGATAAAGCCTATAGTGAAATGCGTCGCGCCCTATCCCAAGAAACATTGCGAGAGAATGATTAGACTCGCCACGACGGGTTCCTCGGGAATCTTTGTATGTTGAACAATCAATCAACCTCCAGAATATCGCCTCCAGTTCTCCTTTCTTCAGGTTTCGAAACTCCCGGTCCAGTTTCCCTATGGTTTGAAGATACACCGCTGCCTCCCCGAGGGCGACTCTTTTGGTTCCCAGGGCCTCCCGGGTGGTAAACTTCTCCAGAGAAGGGCCGGGAAAGGAAGGGGAAATCGTTATTTCTCCGTGCTCGAATCCTAGGACCACCCGGCGCCCTAGAATCCGGCTCCACATAAAGCCGTAGTGCCGGAGAATATACAGAAGCTCGTCGTCCGAATGTTGCCCCAAAATATACCGTTTGCAGGCCGAAACAAGCGTCATCCACTATCCCTCCATATGCCCCGAAAGGGGCTACTTTTTCGATAAACGAATCTTCACCCTGGGACGTTCCGGGTCGATAGAAACGTCCTGAATCCTGGGGAGAACATAATAATCGTTCTCATAGAGAATCCCCTCGAGGCTATCCAAAAGAATTTTGAGAGTGTTGTGAGTATCCCTCTTTCTCCGGTCCGGAAGGAAGAAGAACAGGTCCATATAAAGCCACTCCTTAAAGCTCTTCTCCCACCCCTGGCGTTGGCGTTGCTTCATGGCCTCGAAGGAAGTATCGACGAGCCAGGTTTTCGCCTTCTCAGTGAGAAGCCTCGCGTTCGTGTTTTTCGCTGTGAAATACATATGGTTCACCGAAGGGGGCAAAGAAAGTTCAAGCTCCATCCCTATCGCTCCCGGCCTCGAAAAGCGAGAAAGACAGGAGAAAAGCGATATAACCTATAAGTAATATCGCGGCCAGAGCCCTGGGTAAAAAAAGAGCCGCGGTAATGATACCCGCGGCCGAAAGAACGAACTTTATCCTTCTCATGTCAAAACACCCACCAATTCATATTTCGTGAAATCCTTTCCGAGTTGCTTCTTGGCTATAAGCTGGGCTTCGTACTTCGACCCGGCCTCAATCTGCCTTCTCTCTTCCTTTTTCGTTGACTTATTGATTAGCACCACCGTCATCTTCATCGTTACCCCTCCTCAAAGCCTCTTCTCGCTTGTCTTGAAACTGTTTTAGTGTCTTCTCGTGATGGGCGATTATAAGGTCCAGAGCCGGAACGATTTCTGGCAACAGTTCAGATTCCTCTTGAGGCCCAAAATTACACACCGGCTCATTCCAGACTACATGGAAGCGAATAGGAGCGCCTTCAAGAAATACTATGCCCGAAATCTGGCCTTTAACCAGAAAGCCCTCTTTTGCGGCTTCTTTGCTGTAAACCGCATCGCCAATCACGTAAGGCGTTTCGATGGTTTTCAGTTTAGCCTTAGTTTCTAAGGATTCCATTTTTCTCGGCCTCCTTAATAAGCCACTTCAAATACTCATCGTAATTTACGGGTGGCGGATTCTTGCACGGCTCAATCTTGGTTGCTAACCACCGAATAAAGTTGATAGCCTCTTTCTCCGTCTCAAACTCATCAATATAAATCTCATTATCGTCAGGGCCAAAACCTGCCCATACTTCAAAATAGGTCTTTTTAACCGGCCCGTTGCTATTGAAGATTGGGTCCCCTGTTTCCTGGTCTCGCAAAGTTCTTGAGGTTTCCACCCTACGAAGCCAATGAACCATGTCGAGATTTATTGCGGACCCACTCTTGGAAATAAACACCATGCCTTCTTCACCTCTCTTTAGAACGGGATTTCATCACTATTGGGAGGTGTATCACTCCCAAAGAACGTGATATCGTCCGCATTTTTGGGGGTTTCGTTCACGGGTTCGGTGGATCCGTTCCCGGTGTTTTCGGATTTCCCGCCCATGAAATCGATGGAATTTGCCACAACCTTCACTCTGGTTCTGGTCTCTCCCTCCGGGGTCTTCCACTTATCCTGCTGGATTCTACCTTCAACGAGAATCTTCTGGCCCTTCTTGAAGTACGTTGTTAGAATTTCGGCCGTCTTGTTGAAGGCCACACAATCGAAAAAATCCGCTTCTGGCTGGTTCCCGTCTTTATCTCTCGACTTGTTCACGGCGACGGTAAATGTTGCTATCTGAGTACCGCTGGCAGCGATCTTGATATCCGGGTCCCTGGTGAGGTTCCCGGAAACAATTACACGGTTTATATCCACTTGCATCCCTCCAATAAAAAAAAGAGGCCTTCGGGCCCCTGGGAGATGGTAGCTTTAATCTGAACCTTGAAGGGCAGCTCCAGTTCGTCTTCGTCCCGGACGGTAATTCCGGTAAGCGTAAGTTGTTTCATTCATCCTCCTTCAAATCCCGGAACTTCCAAAACCTCTGGAACCCCTCTCGGTTTTTGCTATGGGTTCCCCTTCCTTGATCCAGAGTCCCGAGTCAATTTTCTTACATACCAGCTGGCACACCCTATCGCCTTTCTGAAATCTCAGAACATCCCTCCCTTCGTTTTTCAGTACCACGTGAATCTCTCCGGTATAACCCGAATCAATTACTCCTCCGAGAATCTTTAACCCCTTCTCTGCCAGGCCGGACCGCTCACAGATTTGGCCATAATATCCGAAATCGATTTCCGCCTTCACCCCGGTTCCAACCTTTCGAATTTCGCCAGGCAAAAGAATGAAAGTCTCGGAAGTCTTCAGGTCCGCTCCGGCATCGGTATAGTGCTTACGAAACGGAATCAGTTCCGGATCCAGATAGTACAATGTCATTCTTCTTTTCTCCTTTTCGTGGGATTCTTCAGTAGCAAACAACTTAGAAACTTGATTTTGAAACTCCATTAGAGCCTTGGCCAGGTCTTCTGCAATTTTGCACCACTCATTGACGGTCCGCCCAAGGTTTTCAATCGCTTCTTGGGTATAGAGTTTTTTGGTGAAACCGGGTTCACTGGCATTTACCATCCGATATTGGCTAAGTATTTCAAAAGCTGTTGGTACAAGCTGATGCCCGTAAAGCACGAAAAAGGGGCGGTCATTCGCCATATTCCCCACCTCACTTCCTGAACGGCGATATGAATTCATAGATTTCGTCTAGCGTCCACTTACGAAATGGCGATTCGTTCTTCAACACGGCGAGGAACTCTTCGTACTTCACCTGATGCGGGGTCAGTATCAGGGCTAGGCCGTCATCGTTTCTCCATTCCTTTCCGTTATCGATCCAATCCACCCGACCGTGTTCCCGGACTTTCTTCACGATACCCAGGCGATATTTCCCCGTCTCGAGCCCGAATTCCTCCCCCTCCGTTCCTACGACGGCAATCGCCGCGATATCGCCGACTTGTGCCGGGAACCGTGTCCGAACTCTTCTAAGTGTCGTCTTCATCGTTTGCTTACCTCCTTCAGCAACTTTTTGTGGCACCTTTACACCTCCCGCGGCTTCCAAGACCGACACACACATCTTGAAGCACCTATTCCATTCTCGTCGGAATTCTCCGGTATTTTCCACATCATCTACCCTCCCTATCCCGTGTATCTGATCTGGCCACGTTTGACCCACTTCTTGATTCCGTCAAGGTAATACTCGAAATCATTCCCGTTCTTTCGAAGGTTCATCACCCTGTGTTTACCGCCGTTGTAGATAACCTTATCCCCCCTTTTTATCTCTCTCGAAGCTGTCTTAAGGGGCTGTTCGAGCAACTTCAAAAACTGCAGTTCCCTATCTTCCATCTTTCGCCTCCCTACTCGTCAAACCTTCCTGAGACGACAAAATCCCACTTATCGCCCAGGACGAGTCTCCATTCCTCGAGCGTGAAATCCTCGAGCTCTTTACCGAGGTTCCTGGTCTCCTTGAGTACATCCGCTTGTTTTTTGGAGGTTATCCATCTAAAAGCTCTTCTCATCGCGAAAAACCTCCCACATCCTACATACTCGAATACCAACTTTCCGTTTCTCACTTCGGCCCGGGCGGCCATGCCTTTAAACTTGCAGGTCTTTATCGATACACAGTGCCAGGTACAGTTGTACAGATACTTGTAAACGTCCTGGAACTGCCACATCTGGCCCCGGGTCATCTCTTTCACCTCACCTCCCTTTATCTCGAGTTCTTTCACGGCATTATTCACAGCCTCGAGAGCCTTAGAGTCGATAAGCTCATTCGGTTTCATTGTTTCTATCAGATCCGCCAGTGCGTTCAGCGTCTTGCTGCTGTTTAAGTCTTCTAATGTTCTCGATGATTCTCCTCTTGTCAGCATCGATGACCTCCTCCCTGTTGTCATACTTTCCTTCCAGAATCTTCAGCTGATTCTCCTGTTTGGTAATCCACTGTAAGTCGGCAATGAAAGGCTTCCTTTCGTCGTGTCTATCTACCTTGCCCGTGAGAAAATCGGAGTTCACGACTCTTTCGAAGAACTCTCTCCAGAACTCAAAATCTGGGTTTTCATTCCATCTCGCTCTTATCTGTGCTTTTCTGGCTTCTGTAAGTGCTCTTATACGCGGAAGAGATTTGCATATTGAGTGATATAGATCGACAATTTCATCGTAGGGAATCTTCGTAGCCTCGTCAGATTTCTGACGAGAAGAAGAGGTCTTATTATTATTCTTATTATTATTGTTATTCTTATTATTATTATTAGGGTTCAGTATCCCTACAGTATCGATACCATATCCATACAGTATGCACAAATCAAGATATTCAGACGTAAAATCGCTACATTTTACCTCTTCTAGGTCCTTTGCTGCCTTAGCTAAAACTTTTGGACTTGAGTTCAAATTGTGCTTAATCCAATTGATAATAAAGACCTCTTTTGTCTCCTCACAGTACTTCACTTTCCCATAATCGATGAAACGATTGAGGAGTTTATCAATTGTTTCGTCGTTGTACCCCGTTTCGAAGCACATTACTTTTTTGGGCAATTCATAGATACCGATTTGATTTGTCTTCGAATTGGTGAGAAGGTACAGATAAAAAAACTTCTCTTCCGGGGTAAGGTTTAGAACGAATGAGTCTTGCCAGAACGATATTTGTACCTGCCTATAAATTGCCATAGAATACCTCCAAAAAACCCGGGGCTTTCACCCCGGGTCACGATGCCTGCTTCAACTTTATCTGTGCGACTTTCTTCGAGAGGATAACGATTACCTGTTCCGCCTGGTCTTTTGTGAGTTGCTGGATTTCCTCGGCTCCGAACTTCGAGATGAAGGTCCTTATACCGGCCATAATCTTATCTATCGTGACGTTTGCCAGAGAGGAACTCTCATCTACCAGAGCCTTTATCTTCTGAAGCTGTTCTTTTGTCACCATCTCTTCTTTGGGAAAATCGATTTCTTCCTCTCCCTCTTCCTCGAAGATGGCGGCCGAACTCTCGGACTCTTCCTGGGCAGTAGGAACGGAATGCTTTTTCGAGAGCTTCTGAAGGACCGGTTTTAACATCTCAATATCGGGATTCTCGAAACTCTGGCCGGTGATGGTGTTGGAACGGTCCTTGAGAATAGTTGCGACGTTCTTTCCCTTCTTCAGTTCCATCTTTACCAGAATCGAGGGTTCATACTGGGCTTCACCCTCGGCCTTCATCTTATCCCCGATTACAGACAACTCTCCATTCTTCATTTCATATATATACGCCTGTCTACCCGTAAAGATTACATGGATGTCCATCGAGAGGAAAAGACCCATCATCTTTTTCCAGGGTTTCTTGATTTTCGCCCAATCTTGAAACTGGAGTTCCTCGCTCTCTCCCTGGGCTCTCTTCTTTGGGTTGTTGCTCTTCTTCAGGGAATCGATATAGGAACTCTGGACATCCTCCCAAAGATGGGTAACGGAATCCACGATGAGGACGTCGAACCCGTCCAGTTCACCGGAAGTGAGAAGTGTCAAGAGGTCTTGCATCTTCTTGGAGTGGACCACCTGGAAGTCGAACTCTCCAGCGTAGAAGTCGGAGGAGTGTTCCGTGTCGAACACCGCAACCTTTTTCCCGAGTCCGAACGCCAGCTTCAAAGCGGTATAAGTCTTTCCCGAGCCCGCCTCGCCATATATTCCCAGCTTCACTTTCGCAATGCCTGTTTTCGCTTTTTCCAACATTCTTCATACCTCCTTGTTGGTGTTCAATAACTGATTAGGTTTACCTCTTCTTCTTTTCTCGGTACGGGAGTCCCCGTCCTCTTCTCGATAAATCTGTTCATTTCGCGCTCGTCATCCCAGAACTTCAGCCAGTCGTCCGGGATGCTCTCGGTCTTTTCGAACTTTATGAAATCCCAGAACCCGGCAGCGTCCAGGTACTTCACATCCGTCTGGTGTCGAAGCGAAAGCCAAATCGCCTCGAGACGAAGGTCGTTCGGGTTATGGGATTGAATTTCCCCGAGCACCTTTCCGGTTTTGGTTTCGAAAATGGTTGTGCTATAGTTTCTCCGTCGATATGTTGAGCGAGAATCAATGTGGTATGGAAACATGTGAGATGGAAACAACATTTTTGACCCTCCTTGTGGTGATTCTTTCGGGCATCAGCCCGAAGAGGACTTGTTGAGTAGCTACGGATTGAACCTTTCTAATTGGTCTGGCTTGGGTGATTTCCCCGGAGATTTCGTTGGAGCTCGTGCGGATCCGGATGTTGTACCGAGAAATCGGAGCGTCCTTCTCTACCAACCGGTCCTGGATATCGTCGAGCTCCAACATTCTTCTCTCGAGTTCAACCAGGCACCGGAGAAGCCACACGCCCGGCCCTTCGACGGTCAATCTGATAATGATTTCGCGGAGATAGTCTTTTATGTGCCGGTCTTCGTGTGCCTCAGTTTCCGGCCAAAGTTTTAGAACATTCTCTATCTCGAACGTGTCCGCCGTTATGTCCAGAGAACGGTTCAGGATTTTCGCTCTCGGTATCGGTTCCAGATTCACCAGTATGTATTCCGGCATCCTCCACCTCCATATCCAGCTTTCCGAGAAGCGCCTCCAAAAACATGAGCTTGCCTATGCTAAAGCTGAATTCCTCTCTTGTCATCTTCCTTGAACCCTCTTTGCCAGCCTGATTCTTTCATCGATTTTCTTCGTGCTGATTTTTACCTTCATGCTCATTCCTCCTCTACCAGTTCTTTCATGGTCCTTTTGGTTGAAAAAGGCCCGGGCGGTGTTAGGATTTGCCCGGGCTAATACGGTTTACATTTTCGGGTAAGGGGTTAGTTCGAAGATTTATGTCGCGTTCTATTTTTCCGGTTTGGGTTGCGGGTCCCCCGGCTGGTCCGGGCCGCTTACACGCTATTTAGTTTTCAATGACCGGGTTGGTTACTTGTTAAAAGCTTGGAATTTCGGAGCTATTTCTTTTAATGCCGAAATTAGGTCGTCTAGGTCTCGTCTTAAAAACAGTTTTCCGGTTCCAACCTGAGAACGAACTGGAATGCTAAAGAAGCGAGTTGCTCCCGTTAGCAGTTCCCTATCGATTCCTTTTTCTTTGGCATACCTAGTTACTGTTACAAGTTCCATTCGGGTTCCTCCTTTCTCAGGTGTGATTCTATTCTACCTATTTCTACTTAAATAAAGTAGAACAATGTAGCTAGATTTACATCATTCTACACCATCTAGGTAGACTTAGGTAGAGTTATCGTTGTTTTTCTTACCGGTTCTTCGTTTTTCATGCAATTTGTTGTATATTCAAAGTACTGGCGGGCAGGTGAATTTTATGGATGAATTTTCCGGGGATAAACTAGGCATTTTGATGGAGTTGGCAGGAGAAAACAATTCATCGTTAGGAAGAAAGGTAGGTGTTTCAGATGTAACCGTGTTTAGATGGAAAACTGGGAAAGCTAGGCCATCCAAAGAGAACATTTTAAAATTGGCGATGGCATTGAAAGTGTCTGTGAGAGATTTTTCTAGCGGAGTGGTTGAGGTACCGAAAGGTTTTATGAGAGACGTAAAGGTGGTACGCCTTCTCGAAACGAAAGATGAGGAGGTAAATTACACAATGCCGGTTCCATCAAATTGGGATATTAATTTGGGAGTTATAGCAAATTCTGACATGAAAGGAGAGATTGACCAAGACGAATTGATTTTCGTAAATAACTCTAAGGAGCTAATACCGGGAAAGATTTACTTATTGGAGGTTGG